CTGTTTTGTAGCCTCTACGTCGTTTGCTAAGCGTGGCTCGACTTCTATGTGATACCAGTCGCCTGCGTCAAATTTGCCGATTTGCCATGTGCCACGATCGCAACGCCAACTGCGTGATTGCGCGTAGTCGATCACAAGTTGTATGCCAAGTGTGTCAGCGTTCAGCAAAAGTTTGTTTAGGTAGTCCAACGATATTTTGCGGCCGTCTTGCCTGCCTTTTTTTGCTTGTGCTTGCCAACGGTACGAAACGTCTGTTGCTAGCCCTCGAGCGTGGTTGCTGATGATGCCGGGTTTGCCTTTCATGTCACGATTTATAAAAATGCCGTTATTCCAAAGTGAGCCGTCAGAATGTTTGCAACACAACTCAACCCACTTGGCCATGCCTGCCAACGCCGACGTAACAACTGGCTGTTTGCTAACTATGTACGGTTTAGTCATTAGTTGGTTTGTTTTTTATGCCGTTTGACGCAACTAAACCTGACAACGTGCCAGTCAAAAACACAACGATAGTTGACATTAAATCTATAAACGCTGCGTCGTTTGGTGACTGCTCAAGTGGTTGCGATACAAATAGCAAACCCCAAATCATTCCTAGCACGATCATGCTAAACACGATTGCTAGTAGTACGCCGACTGTTACGACCATGCGTGCGTGTAGTTCGTTTGCGCTGTATCTGTATCGGCTCATGGCGTTATTCCACATCGGTCAGGCACATTGCAGATAGCGGTGCGTGTGCGCGCTTTTTCTTGTTGTGTGTTGTCGCGTGTTGTTTCGCATGACATTAACAACATTAGTGCTACGACTGCTCGAATGGTAGCCATGTCTGTGTTGCTTCGTTCCAGTAATAGTCACCGTCAGGTTTTGGCGTTGGCGGTTGCCAGTCGTTATTTTTGTCAAGAGTCCATGACTCGAATGGTTGCGGTGCTACAAATTCGTCGCGCACATGATCGTAGGTATAGCCGATGCCTGCAAATTGTTTGCGTATTGTGCTGTTGTAACTTGTTTGCAACCATTCGCCGCCAAGTAGGTCGTGGCAAAATTGTGCGCCGTTTGCTTCCTCGTTATCATGCACAACAATTACACGCTGCACAACGCTGTCAAGTATTTCTGCAAAGTGTGCCATCAAAATGTGATGCTTCCGCTAGCCGTAAATGTGTAAATTCGATAGCCACCTGAAACGGTAATTGTTGGTGAACCTGTTGTGGCTGCTGCCGCATCGAATGTGTCTGCGTATCGCAAAACAACAATACCGCTACCGCCGTTGCCTGCGGTTTGAGCATTTGTGGTTACGCCACCGCCACCGCCACCAAGATTTGTGCCACCGTTACCGTTTGGTGTGCTTGTGTCATCTTTACCGTTACCGCCACCACCGGTGCCGCCTGTACCAACCCCAGCACCGCCGCCAAAACCACCGGCACCGCCGCCGCCAGCGTAGGTAACAGATGAACCAGTAATTGAAACCGCTACACCATTACCACCATTTGAGCCGTTATTGCCTGAGCCTGCTACGCCTACAGCACCAGCACCGCCACCGCCGCCGCCACCACTATTTACACCACCTGAGCCACCGGCACCATTACCACCATTGAAACCTTGTACTGGTGATGCAGTTCTAGTGCCATTAATTTTGTCACCACTACCACCGCCACCGCTACCACCATTAGACCCGTTAGCCGCTGGGCTCGCACCACCACCACCGCCAGTTGAAGTAATAGAACTAAATACGCTGTCAGAACCGCTTACGCCATTATTATTTCCGCCACCACCTTGACCAGCAGCACCACCACCACCGACTGTTACAGTTAGCGCAACACCAGCCGCCACCGCCAACGCTGACTCTAAAGAACCACCACCACCCGTATTTGTAACCGTGCTTCGTAAACCACCTGCACCACCACCGCCGCCCGAATTATTACCGCCGCCACCGCCACCAGCGACAACAAGATAATCAACTGCTGTAGGCGGATTAGCGCCGCCAAACGCAAGAATTTGCATGACCTACGCCGACAAGTTGCCGACAACGACCCAAGTATCTGACGCAATTTTTGCGCAAGTAGCAACCGCATACTGTGCGCCAGTTTTTAATTTACTGCCAGCGCTTCGAAGTGTCACGCCTGCACCTGCCGTAATTGTTACCTGACCAGCGCCAAGTTGCATAATGTTTATCTGCGTACCAATACCATAAGCAACACTTGAATTTGGTGGAATAGTTAACGCAATCGGCGACGCATTATCAGCCGTCACAAGTTTGCCGTCATCAGCCAACACCGTCGTGTAAGTCGTACCAGTTTGCGCGTTAATCGCAATCATTGCGGTCGCAACCGCGTCAAGTTCTGCGGCGGTCAAAATTTGACCGGCTGTAAAGTCTTGTCGTGTTGCCATGTTGCCTACTTTATCCGAGTACGTTGTCTGCGTTGATGATACCAAACGTTACGTCGTCAAGTATTAGCTCGTAAACCACAATTGTTGGCGACGTAAAATACAGCACGCTATGTCCGTTATTTATGTTAATTGTGTGTTCAATGCCTTCTATTGCTAGTTCTTGGGCTAGTTGGGCTGTGCCGTTACCGCTTGAAAACGATTTCTCAATGGTTATTGTTGACCCAATATCGAGTGTTGCCAACGTGTCGCGTTGTGCATTGCTTAATAATGCAAATGTTGTTGCAAGTGACGTGTAACGTGCTTCAGGTTCGGGGTCAAGTAAATATGTGGCTAGTTGTAATGCGGCTGTGTTGTCATGTAAAAGGCTGTTTGTAATGCTGTATGTTTGCACAAAATAACGTGTTTGGCTACCTGTGTCGTCTGCAATTTGTGGGTTATTGCTTCCGAGTATTTGTACGACTGCACGGTTTGTTACTTGATCGGCTTCAAAGCTTATGCCTACTCCGTTATACGGTATGTTTGTGCCGTCGTCGTGAAAGTCGGCGCTTGACGGGTCAAGTGTTGTGCCAATACGCGGTTGAAATGTTAAATCGCCGTCACGCGACATAAACAGACGGCCTTGCTCGGCTTCATTGATTTGAGCGCAATAACCAAGCGTGTTTGTGCCTTGGTCAATTGTAAACGCTGACGCACCACCAAGCGTTTGTGTGCCGGTGCTTATGTTGCGTGTCGCCAACGGAAACCCGACCTCGGGTCGGTCAAGTATTGCTGATAGTCGAGCGCTGGACAATTCCTCGTGAACGTTGTATTCGTCTAAATATGTTTGTGCCAGCAAATAAAAATCGTCAGCACAATAAACCGTTACGGTGTCTAAACCGCCAAGCGCAAAGTTGTAATCGTAATTAACGATGTAACCTTTAAACAAATACTCTTTGACGTTGGTTGTGCTGTATCGAGACAGTCGCACTTGACGTAATGGTGCTAAACCGGGTTTGGCTTGTGGCGTGTCGTAATAAGGGGAGTTTTCGTCAAACGGGTTAAATATGCCGTCTGTGTCAAGCATGGTAAACGACATTGAGCCAGCGCTAAATTGGTCGCCTTGATCGCGTCTGCCACGTCGTACAGATATTTGGTTTATGCCGTTAAGCACACTTGCAAATTGGCTTGTGCCGTTAAGCACGTATGTCGTGTTGTTCAGTACGCCTGCGGTTGCGTCGTCGAGCAAAAATGCGTCTTGTAAAAACCCTGTGTCAATTTCTAGGTCATAGTTGCCACTAGCAACTACTGCAACGCCTGCCATTATTCTGCAATCATTAAATCAAGTGGGCCGTTAGTGCGCTGGTATGCCAGCAAACTGTTCAACACACTTTGACCGATTTCGGCGCTAGTTGATATACCACCGGTGACGTTTATAGTTACGGGCGCTGCGTTTCGTGCTGCGATACGTTCAGCCATACCAAATGTTGTGACACCTTGGAACGCTGAACTTGCAGGCGTAAATTGTGCAGGGCTTCTTTCAAATGTGCTACCGCCGCCGCCACCGCCGCCACCGCCGCCACTAATAATTGACGCTGGCAAACTTGGCATACTTGGCAATGCAGGCGTAATACTGCCCGTGCCGCCCTCTCGAGCCTGACCGCCGCTAGTTGCAACGCCACCGCCACCCCCACCAATACGACCTAACGAGATCGTCGGCAAATTGCCAATGTCTGTAAACGGGTTTATCAAATTCATGCCGTCAATAATTAAGTTAATTGCACCAATAAACGAATTAGCAAACATTTCAAAACCAGCAATCAAACTATTAAGTACAAAATTAACAACGGTTCTAAAGCCCTCAAATTTTGTGTACGCAACTGCAAGCCCAGTAACAAGCGCAGCGATACCGATTGCGATAAGCGTAAACGGATTAGCCGCCATAGCAAAATTGACTGCCAAAATTGCTGTTGCAATAGCGCTAATTGTGCTAGCAACAAACAAAAACGCTTTAGGGTTTTTTTGCGCCCAGTCAGCCATGCTCTGCAAGTACGGCAACACTTTTTGCAAAACAGGCAACAAACCTGCACCAATGCTTTCCTGTGTTTCAGCCAAACTATTTTTTAAAATTTTAAATTGACCTGCTGCCGTGTTTGCAGATTTTGCAGCCGCACCACCAAAATTGTCGTTTAACGCCATCATCACCGTGTCAAGATCAGCGCCGTCTTTAATCATACCTTTCATTTCAGGCGACAACGCCGCAAGACCTTTCATGTTGCCTGCATACGCTTTAGCAAGCGCGTCGCTGACCGTAGCTAAATTGTTGCCAGTTGCAATTGAAATATCTTGTGCAAGCGTCAACGCGCTGGTTGCTTCGCCAACGTTTTTAGTGCCAACAAGCAACGCTGCAAACGCTGGTCGCAATTCACTATCAGCCGTACCAGTTGCCCTCGACATAGCCGAAATCATGTCCTCAGTTGCTGCAACCGTTGCGTCAGTAGCGCCGACAACGTTCTGCATAGTGTTAGCCAAAATTGCTTGTTGCTGTTCATCTTCGGCTGCCGCTTTAGCAGCCAAACCAAGCGCACCAGCCACCGCCGTAATTGCTGCCGCTGCAGGTATTGCAGCTTTCTTAATTGCGAACTGTGCTTTTTCGCCAACCGTTTCTAATTGCTTAAATTCTTGAATTGCTTTGCTAACGCCCTTGCCGTCAAACTCGCTGACAATAGGTATAGATAATGCCATGATTAAATCTCGCTTTGCACAACGCGCATAGTTTTAGCAATCATCTTTGTCATTTCAGCTTCAATACCGCGACGCGCTTTATATACAGCCGGGCCAATTAGTCGAGTGCGACCAGCGCTAACAAAACCTAAAGCATTACCTAATTTGTTTGAGTTTGCGCGACCTGCAGTTTCAAAAACGGCTGCCGCAACGTCTTTTTGTTCTATAAGAATTACCCCAACAGCATTACGTCGAGTGTCAAAACGCATCTTGACTCCGTTAGCTGCTTTGCTTGGCACAAACGGAAAAATTTTGCGACCGTTTTGGGCCCACTTATATTGCATACCTGACAACGGCACATTGCGGTACACGGCTTTAGCGGCCTGTATTGCTGGTTGTGCAATAGCAATTGCGTCAGCCTTAAAATCTTTTTGCAACTGTGGGTCAATTTTACGCAAAGAGTTAATAGTCTGTTTAACCCCGACGACCTCAATAGTTGTTGATGCTGGCATTGCGCTACCTCTTTTGCTTATTCAATAGCGTAATCACCGTCACTAGGTCACGCGTGTCAAACTCGATTGTCGTAGGCCAGTACCCTGTTGCAACTAATAATTCGGCTAGTTGCCGTCGGTAACTGCCTACGCCGTAGGGTTTGGGTCTGTCTCGTCGATTGCCTCAATAGTCATGTTTGGATTTGCTTTCACCCAATCACGATAATTTGGTGGCATTTTTTCGCCGCTAAGTTTTAGCAAATGGTACGCCCAGCAAACTAAATCGCTATAGCCGATACCTTTGCCGTCACTAATTTTGCGACCCTCGGTTTTTTCCCATTCGCAAATAACAAACATGTTCGTTGTTAACTCGACTGGTACTGTGCCGTCGTTTAAATCTACTTTAAGTTTTAATCTCATTGCCTTGTCCTGTTCTCGGCCAGTTATGGCGCGTTAGATCACGTTACGTCAACTGTGTATGCGCCACCCATGAGTTCAATGTCGTAGGTAGCCAACTCACCTAAGTTTGCGTTAATTACTGGCAACGCGCTTAGGTAAGTATTCGTCAATTCAAAGCCCGGGTTAGTTGCGGTGTTTGCGCCTGATGCTGGGGTTACTTTGATGTAGCACTTTGTGCCGACAAGAGGTGCAAGAATTGCGTAACTTTCAGACGATGCAAACGATGCGTACAAAGTTAGCGTTGCAGAATTTGACTGAAGCCCAGCCGTATTGGTTCTTGCGGTGCTTCCGAAGGCCGTGTCCTCAAGAGCCTCAACGATGTAATTTACGGTGCAAGCCGAAACTTGGTCAGTTATATCTGTAGTCGAAGCGCTAGTCGCGCCTATAAGCACGACTGGGTTTGAAAGATATGTGCTAGTTGCCATTGTGATACTCCTTAGGTGTCTGTAATAGTTTTACCATACCGCAACGATATGCGTGTGTATGCTCACGTTGTTTGCGCTTGCACGCCAACTGCTAGGTCATAACACGGATACTCTTGACCGCCAATTTCAAGCGTGCCGGGTCTGCCCGACATGACAATTACGGCTGAGCCAAGCACCGTTGCGCTGATCTGCAAAATTTCGCGTAACACGGGTAGCCCTGCTGGGCCGCTGCCGACAACTTTGATAGGGAAGTCAACGCGCACAATGTTGCCGTTACCAGCAATAGTCGTAAAACTCAGCGCCTGTACGAATACGCAGTTAGGTACAAGTTTGGTTGGGTCATTGACCACCCGTAGCCCTGTAACGGCTGTGAGCGTGGCTGTGAGATCGTCTAGCGCCTCGTTTAACAGGTCTGTGTACGGTGCAGGCACTACGCCACCGCAGGTCGGTCAATACCTAACAACTGTTTGACGATAGGTGTCATTGACTGTTGTGGTGCTGACCCCATGTTGTCAAACGACGCAAACACGTTTTCTAGACTGCCTCGACTACGCCACAACGCCGCGCAATACATGATCGTGCCAAGCGTTACGTCACCGCTAGGCGACGTACTAAGCGAGTCGTTGTAGCCTGCCTCGGCGCGCCTGCGACTGCAAAACTGGTTGCCAGCGCTAACAGCCTGCGTAATAAGCGTGTAATCATCTGACGGGTTTGTAATCGACACGCCCAAATACGTAACCAAGTTGGCGGCCGTCACCCACGTGCAAGTTGGTGTAAACGCAACCGTGCCGGTGTAAAACGCTGCGTACTCAACTGCTGTGCCTGTGCAGGCATACAACACTTGATTAGCGCGTGCAACGGTTTCGTTAAATGTCCACTCGCCTGTAGTGCTATCTATGCCTGTGTATTCGTATTGTGGGCATGACAACACGGTGAACGTGCCGTCAAACGGTGCGCCAACGCTTGCAACGACAATGCTGTCGCCAACCTGTATGTCGGTTGGCTCGAGCGTTGAAATGCAGGCGTAGTTATTTAATAACTGTTTTGACGCTGTTAGATAGGTCGCCATAGCGGTGTAGCCGCCATGCGACTAGGCGATTACGATGCCCTGAATGAACGACGACTTAGCAACAAATGTTGAGAAGTAACCGTAGTAACTGAACGTGCGCGACAACGTAGATGGGTTAGTGACGCTAAGTATGCCTTGCTGAGCCTCGTAGATCTCATAGCCCGGTGCGTAAACAACAAGCATTGTGCCGTTTGCAAAGTTGTTGTCAACAACAAGCGACAAACCAAACACATTCATCATGTTATAATTTAAACCGCCAACTTTGCCGATTGAGTTTTGGCCTGCAACTCCGTCAGTTACGTAACCAAGTACAGGTCGCTTGTTTGCGTCAAGTTGCTGACCGAGTTTTTGCCATACGTCAGGCGACACGCAAAGATGAGTTGGAAAGAAATTTGAATCCTCTGCAATTTCTCGTGATGCGTCATACAACGATTCAATCAAAGATGATGGGTCAGTTGCGTTAACAGTCCATGTCGAGCCTGATGCAGTTTTACCTGTAACCAAGTTGTCGGCTGCAATGTTGTCAGTCGCAATCAGATATTCGCCAGCAAGATCGTTCAAGATCAAGTTCATTGCTGCTGGGTCAGTAAAATCCATGTCTTGTTGTGTCAAAGTTACTTGACCAGCAACAGTTGTTTTAGTAACTGTGTTTGCTGCGATCACCATTGTGGTTGCACTTACGGCGCTGTTTTCTGTTTGTGTTGCTGCGCTTGTATGCGTTGTGATCGTTGGTCGAGTAAAAGTTTTGCTTGGTGTTGCTGGCATTGCACGCGCACCAAATGCGCTAACAACTGGTCGCACAAAATTCAGGTCTTGAAACAACGGCCCAAGTACTGGTACTGGCAATAGACCCGGTGTATCGGTTGTCAATACGTCGCCTGCCGCTGCTTGCAACGCTGACGATTGTTTACGTACTGCGTCTTTGTATGCTGCGTTGACCTTTGCAAATGTGTCGCCACCAATGTGCATTGCTGCAAGATATTCGCCCGGTGTTGGCATCTTGTATTCGCGTGCAGGTTGCGCCCAAAGTTTGTCAACTGTTGATTGTGCTGCTTCAACTACTGCTGTTTCTTTTGCTTCGCTCATGTCTGTGTCCTTTGTTGTCTCTTGATCTGATATTAACTCTACTACTGGCTCAATTTGGTGGATACTCTCAACGGCTGGTTCGTCGGGTGCGCTGGCTGCCACGTCGGTAATGACCGCGCCGCTAAACGCGCCTTCGCTGACTAGCGACAATTCTGACCAGTTAGCCGACTCCACGATCATTACGCCTTCTTCGTCGTAACTAAATTTTGTTGGTGTTACGCCTACGGATACTGCGTCAATAACGCCGTCATTAGCCAGCGTCAAAGCTTCGTCGCCTAGTCGAGTGGCGCTGATCTTGGCTGTAAACATCATGCCCTGTGGCGTATCTACACGTTCAACTACTTTGCCGACGATCTGATTGCTGTCGTGCTGCATAAATAGTTTCGGGTCGCGCCCCGTGACTGGCAACGACCCTTGCAAAAATCGTACCTTAGTGCCGTCATTGACCGTCGCTGTTTCGTCGTATGTGACGGCTACGCCTGAGATTGAGCGCGACGGCAAGCCCTCTGCCGCCGCTGCATCAACCGTGATCTGTGAAGGGGTTAATCGGATCATAAAATTTATAGTACTCCATTTGGTATCGGTGTTTCGGAATTGTCCTCACGGTAG